CTTAGTAGGAAAACTTATTAGTAAGCTTCTTAGTAAATATCCCAGAGGGAATTAATAAAATAAGAAAGAATAAACTTCTCTGGGTATACTTCTTAGTAAATTCCTATGAACATACAGAGAATCAGATGCTACCTAAGACTACATTAAGTAAATCTACTAACAGAAAGGTCTTATCAGAGAATCAAGAGAACTTTCTTAGGTTGTTCTGGGACTCTGGTTGTGATGGAGACCCTAAACAGATTGCTCTTGCTGCTGGTTATGCTGAGTCTTCTGTCTATCTGGCTGTTAAAAGCTTAGAGAATGAGATATTAGAACTAACAAAGTTATATTTGATTCAGCATGCTCCTAAAGCTGCTAGACAAATAGTGGATGTTATGACTTCTGATGAACCAATCAGAGGTGTGAAGGATAAACTCCTTGCTGCTACAACAGTGTTAGACAGGGTGGGTATAGTTAAGCAGGATAAGATGGAAGTGGAGCATACACACAGTGGTGGTGTGTTTCTGATTCCTACTAAAGCTCCCATTGATGCTGTTGATGCTTATTATGAAGAAGTGATAGAGTAGAGAAAGACGATGCATCAGCCATTTGGGTATGATAAGTATGGAAGGGAAGTGGAAGAGGAGCTACAAGCTCTCTACATTGCCTTTGAATATGTCCTAGACGGTAGCATGTCCCTAAGAGAAGCTGCTGATTGGATTACAGGACACACAGGTAGGGCCATCTCTCACTCTGGTTTCTCTGCTAGGATGAAAAAAGAAATAGGTAGACTTCAGAATGACGTACAAGAAGAGTCAGGCTCAGATAGACAGGGAAGAGAGGTTAGCGAAGAGTCTAGCACTGACCAAGCAGAAGGCTGAAGATAAGAAGAAGGCAGCAGAAGCTAGAGCTGCTAAGAGAAAAGCTGAATATTCTAGTAAGTTTCATAAGGCTAGAGTAAAAAGGGAAAGAGCTGGTAGAGAAGAAGCTACCAAGCTGGAACAGAAGGTGACACAGAAGGCTTCCATTGCTGGAGCTGTCCTCACTACAGAACAAGTGGAAGGGCTAAGGCCACAGAGCCAGCAGTATGTAGAAGAGAACGTAGTCTTTAAGCCGAATGAAGGCCCACAGACAGATTTCCTTGCTGCCCCTGAAAGAGATGTCCTATATGGTGGACAAGCAGGTGGTGGTAAAAGTTATAGTCTTATTGTTGACCCACTGCGTTATGCACACAAGGCTAAGCACAGAGCATTGATACTTCGTAAGTCTCTCCCTGAACTGGGTGAGCTTATTGATAACACCAGAGAGCTTTATCCAAAAGCATTTCCCGGTGCTAAGTATCAAGAAGCGAAGAAGATGTGGGTGTTTCCTTCTGGTGCTAAGATTATGTTTGGCTATCTAGAAAGAGATAGTGATGTTTACCAATATCAGGGCCGAGCATATAGTTGGATAGGGTTTGATGAAATCACTCACCTACCAACAGAATTTGCATGGAACTACTTAGCCTCTCGTCTGAGAACAACAGACCCAGAGATTAAATGTTACATGAGGGCTACGACAAACCCCGGTGGTGTAGGTCATGCGTGGGTTAAGGCAAGGTATATAGACCCTGCTCCTGCTAATAAAGCTTTCTCTTATGGTAAGAACAAGCAGACAGGGGAAGAGCTTTATAGGAAGTTCATCCCTGCTAAACTAAAAGATAATCCCTATCTGTTTGAAGACGGTGATTATCAAACAATGCTAGAGACCCTCCCTGAGATAGAGAGGAGAAGACTTCTAGATGGTGATTGGAATATCAACGAAGGTGTTGCCTTCCCAGAGTTCCAAAGAGATTTGCACGTTATAGAGCCGTTTGCTATTCCAAGTAGTTGGTTTAGATTTAAAGGGGCTGACTATGGGTACACTTCTCCTTCTGCCGTCTTATGGTTTGCTGTAGACCCAGATGATAATACAATCATCTGCTATAAAGAACTGTATGCAAAAGGACTGACAGGCGAGGCACTCGCCGACACCATCATGGAAATGGAGATGATGGAGGTTAGTAATATAGCTGGAGTGCTGGATACAGCGGCTTGGAATAAAACTGGATACACTGGCCCAACTATAGGGCAGATATTAAACTCTGCTGGTTGTTCTTTTAGACCATCAGATAAGAATAGGATAGCTGGTAAGATACAGATACATGAGAGATTAAAACTCTCTATGTCTACTAGACCAAAGATTCAGTTCTTTAAAACGTGTAAGAATATAATTCGTGAACTTGAGAGCTTACCTGTCTCTGCTACTAATAGTGAAGATGTGGATACCACAGCCTCAGACCACGCCTACGATGCGCTCAGGTATGCTCTCATGTCAAGACCTCGCATGTCCTCCCCTGCTGAAAGAGCTGGGTTAATTAGACAAGAAGTTTCTTGGGAAGCTTCAGACAACGAGTTTGGGTATTAAATGGCAATAGACGACAGAGACATCAATAAGAACCCTATGGCTGGTCTGAATGCAGACGAGCCTTTTGACGTTCCTACGCAAGCTCCTGTGGAAGGTGCTGAGATTCTACCTGTTAAAGTAAAGAGTGAGTTAGTAGGGGATATTGAAAATAAGTTTCATCTTGCTAAGAGTGCTCGTGACCAAGATGAACAAAGATGGCTCTCTGCCTATCATAACTTCCGTGGTATTTACGGAAAGAATGTAAAGTTCAGAGACAATGAGAAGAGTCGAGTCTTTGTCAAGGTAACTAAAGCTAAGGTTAATGCTGCTTATGGGCAGATTGTTGATGTTCTCTTTGGTGGTGGTAAGTTCCCAATTTCAATTAATAGCACAGGCGTACCTGAAGGTATCGCTGAGTATGCTCAGATAAGGGATGAAGCTCCTACTAAAGAGCAACCTGTTGAAGTTAATGGTAATGACATTGGATACAAGGGTGATGGTAAGACACTAGCTCCCGGAAGTAGAGCTGGTAACATCTCTTTCTTAGGAGACCTAGAAGAGAAGTACACTAGCCCAGAAGGGGATATGCTATTTGCTGAGGGGTTCAAAGACCCAGCGGCTCCCACCATTAAGCCAGCAGAAGAAGCTGCTGCATATATGGAGAAGCTAATCCTTGATGAGATTGATGAGAGTGATGGTAGCATCCACATTCGTGATGCTATTTTTGAATGTGTACTACTAGGTAGCGGCTGCATTAAAGGCCCATTCAACTACACTAAAACTCTTAATCGTTGGGAACTAGACGAAGAGTCTGGAGAAAGAGTGTATGCTCCAGAGAAGAAGACTGTCCCAAGAATTGAATACACATCCGTCTGGAATGTCTTCCCTGACCCAGATGCCACTACACTCTCTGATGCTGGGTGGGTGATTGAGAAGCACAAGCTAAATAA